AATGTAAAAAGAGAGAGTGGATGTGCACTTGTTGGAAAATATTAAGGAGATAAAATATGCCAAAAGACGCTTGTTATTATAAAGTAAAAGCTAGATATAAAGTTTTCCCATCAGCTTATGCTTCAGGAGCCATAGCCAAATGCAGAAAAGTAGGTGCAGCAAACTATGGCACAGGTGGAAAAAAGAAAAAAACTAAGAAAAAAGCAGAAGGTGGTGTAGTAATGTTAAATTTAGGTGGTGCTACTATGCCAAAAAATAATAGAAAACGTTCTGCTAAAAATAAAAATATAGCACGTGGTTGTGGTATCGTTAGAAAAAGAAAAGAAACTTTTTACGCATAATGGCAGTCAGAAAAACAAAAGCTGGTTTAGCACTTAAACGTTGGTTCAAGGAAGATTGGAAAGATCAAAGAACTGGTAAGAAGTGTGGTAGACAAAAAGGTGAAAAGAGAGGTACACCTTACTGTAGACCAACTAAGCGTATTTCTAAGAAAACACCAAAAACAGCATCAGAGATGACAGCGGCTGAAAAACGTAGTAGGATAGCACAGAAGAAGAGATTAGGGCAACCCGCAGGTAAGCCAAGAAGAGTAAAAGCTTTGAAAAGGAGAAAGAAGTGAATAAGAAAAAACAATTGAATCAAGCCATCCAAAATGTAAAAAATAAAACCAACAACAAAAAAACTACCAAAAAGAAAAAACTTCCTCCTGCATTACAAGCATTTTTAGATAAAAAGAAAAAGAAAAAAGCGAAAGGTTAAGGAATGACAACCTCAAACTCAAGAGATTTTAATTTAGATGTGGCTGAAGCCATAGAAGAGGCTTATGAACGTTGTGGCCTTGAAATGAGAACAGGGTACGATGCAAGAACTGCACGCAGATCTCTGAATATTATGTTTTCAGAATGGGCAAATAGAGGTCTTAACTTATGGACTGTAGAGCAAGCAACACAAGCTTTGACATCTGGCACTGCTACTTATCAGTTTACAACAGATTATACAGATCTACTTGAGGTTGTTATCAGAAGAAGTAACACAGATTTTTCTCTATCTAGAATGTCTCGAGGAGATTACTTAAATTTACCAAACAAAGATCAAACAGGTAGACCAAGTCAATATTACTTTGACAGAAAGATTACACCCTCTCTAATCTTGTGGCCAACACCAGACTCTAGTTCAGATAGTTTGGTTTATTACTATGTACGTAGAATACAAGATGCAGACACACTTCAAAATACAACTGACATCCCATTTAGATTTTTACCTTGTTTAGTTGCAGGACTTGCTTATTATATATCTATGAAAAAAGCACCCGATAGAATACAAATATTAAAAAGTGTTTATGAAGAAGAATTTCAAAGAGCAAGTGATGAGGACGAAGATAGAGTGCCTCTTAAACTTACACCAGATATTAAATACTTGAGAGTTTGATGGCTAGATTTGCAAGTAACAAAAGAGCATTTGGATATTCAGAACGTTCTGGTTTTCGTTATAAACTTAGGGATATGAGAAAAGAATGGAATGGATTAACTGTTGGTTATGATGAATATGAGCCAAAACATCCACAGTTAGATCCTATTCGTGTCGGACCAGATCCGCAAGCTCTTAGAAATCCAAAACCAAGAGTAGAATTTATAAATGAAAAAATTACAATTCCTATATTTGATTTAAATACTTTGGTTTTTAATCCTACACCAAAAGCAACTGGTGAAGTTGGAACAGTTACAGTGAGTGTATCATGAGTTTTACTTTAACTACATTAACAGATTCTATCAAAGAATGGACTCAAAACGATGAGGCAACCTTTGTTGCGGAGATACCTTTTTTCATAAAAAATGCAGAGGAAAGAATATTTAAATCTGTAGATCTAGATTATTTTAGAAAAAATGTTACAGGTGTAATGACAAGTGGTAATAAGTTCTTAGAGAAACCATCTGATTATCTCGCTGCACATTCTTTATCTTTTGTAAATTCAAGTAGCGAAAATGTTTTTCTTTTACAAAAAGACGTAAATTTTATTCAAGAATATTCACCAAATCCATCAACAACAGGTGTACCAATATATTATGCACAATTTGATGTGGACACTTTTATAATTGCTCCAACACCTAGTAGCAGTTTTGCTGTTGAATTACATTATTATTACAGACCAGCTTCCTTAACAACGGATGATTCTGGTACAACATGGATAAGTACAAATGCACCAGATGCATTGTTGTATGCTTCATTAGTGGAAGCATATACGTTTATGAAAGGGGAAAACGACTTAATCCAACTATATACTTCTAGATATGCTGAATCTCTTGCACGTTTAAAAAATTATGCAGAGGGTAGAAATTATTCAGATAGTTATAGAGATGGATTAGTTCGACAACCAAAAACTTAATGAAATCAAAAAAAAGTATAGCTATTGTTGGTTTAGGCAACAGTTTTTCAGAATATATATTAGCAAAAATAAGAAGCGAAAAGTTTGATGAAGTTTGGGCAATCAACTCTATGTCTGGCGTTATTTATCACGATAAGTGTTTTATGATGGATCCACCATCAAGATTTCTTGACACGCCAAACGCTGGTAAACAAACGAACATCATGGCAGATAGGTTAAGACAAAAAATAAACATTCCTATTTTTAGTTGCACTTTAGATAAAAGATGTCCAGATGTTGTAGAGTTTCCATTACAAGAAGTTTTGCAGAAAACTGGATATGCCTATTTAAATAATACTGTGGCTTATTCACTTGCATACGCAATATCGCAAAAAGTTACAGATCTTCATTTATATGGAATTGATTTTACACACAAAGCAGTTAACTTTGCAGAAGCAGGTAGAGCTTGTTGTGAGTTTTGGTTGGCCATTGCCATATCAAAAGGTATTAAAGTCAACATTGCTCACAATTCATCTTTACTTGATATGAATGTGCCAGAGGATCAAAAGTTATATGGATATCATAGATTAGATGATCCGCTAGTATCTAGTGCGACAAATGGAAGCATGTTAATTACGAGAAAATCAAAATTAGAACCACCAGAACCATTAGATGCAACACCAAATATTATTGGAAGAGAAGATATACCAGGAGTAACTTACGAGGAGAAAAAAAATGTTTAACGTCAATGTGTCACAATTAGGAAGTGTAGTTGTAAAAACCTCAGACAAAGGGGGTCTAACTAATGAACAGATAGCAGATTTAGCCGTAGACAAAATTGCTAGTGTATCAGAAAACGCACCTT